CACAGTCGCCATCTTGCGATGACCGATAAAAGGTGCGTCCTTAAACGACATCGCTTGGCGAGAAAGCAGCAACTCTTCTGGCGGTAAACACGCCACATGAATACGCTTGTCAACAATCTTTCTCTTGACCTGCACATCGTGCATCATGGCTGGGGGTAACGGCATCCCAGTCATTGGATCGATCTGCATCGCGCCTTGCATGGATTCGTCTGGGTAACTTGCAACGATCTGCACATCTGCGTCGCCCTCTTGCATGACGACCTGCAATGTCTGATCATCTAGACCAGAATATTCCTCAATTCGGACAGATTCGGTGTCCTCAATCCACGCCTTAACAATGCCACATTTGCGCACCAAAGCGTCTTTAAATGTGGCGTATGCCACCATAAAACCATTGTTGTCATTGTTGAAAACATAGTTGCAGTAGTCTGTGGCTTGCTGTGCGTTTTCCACATCTTCTGGACCACGCGGGACAAACTCCACCGTATTCTCGGTAGAGAAAAACACACGCATCAAGGACGGCAGCATGGCAGACACGGTGTCGCGCACCTCCATCGCCACGACTTGCGAGCGTCCATCTTCCTCGTTGCCGAAGGGATCACCACGATAGTATTCAGTACCGCGAGCGCGGATAGGTGACAGATCGGAGTCGATGTAGCTCACAGCGTCTGTGATCTCTTGCCCCATCATGGCTTCTAAATCCATGTCTGTCATTGGCGTAAGTGTCGGGTCAACCTGTGACGCGATGTCGGTGCTCAATCCCAGCTCGTTGGTAATGTTCATTTTTTGCCTTTAGTCAATACGACAAACATGGAGTCCACAGCTCGCGGAGTCCTTAACAGTTCTTCTTGCGTCAATTTTAGGTCTTGTGCGATGGGATTTAACCTAAATTCCAAGTGAGTCACATAAAACCGATCTTCCCAGCCAAGATACCAATGCCAGTCTGTGTAATAAAGCCACGACTTTTCGTTGAATGCGCGAAGGTGCGTCGGGTCTTGCCAAGCGCCATAACTCAAGTCATACGGCACATGGATGCGCATCTCGCCACCGACCTTGAGTAACTCCTTGCAACTAGTCATTGCACCGACCAGATCGGGCAGGTGCTCAAGCACATCATTCGCAAGAATAGCGTCAAACATTTCTGGCTGTATATCAAAGTCGCCAAGCCTTGTAGAGATTGCGTCGCCCCAAGGCACATTGCAGATGTCGAGTAACCAGTCGTGCTTGACGCGCAGTTGTATATCTGCGTTGATACAGTCTTCTCGAAAGTCCTTGCCAGAGCCTAAATTAAGTACCAAAGAATCGTTGTGCATACTGTGGACGGTGCTCTTTTACCCAAGGCATCGCCTCGGCAGTTAGTTGTTTTGCGTTTTGTCCCGTGGTCTGGCTGCCGACATGATGGACATAGGCGCTTGAGACAAAGTGCTCGTAGCCCTGATTGCTGAGGTCTGCGCAGCTCACATCGTCAGAGAACCAGTTAAGTGGGGGGAATCTGCCGTGATGCCATGCGTCTCTACTTATGTACGCAAAGATCGGTGCGATGGCGCTGACATTGCGAATGAACTGCTCGGACTTGAATCTGCACATCTCTAGGTGATCACCGTCTGGGTTGTAGCGAATGTTTTGAGAAGGTCTTACATAGTCACTTCTTGCACCCACCCAGCCGACATTGATCTCCAGCTCGCGGATCACTTCGACATCTTCAAGCAGTCGCTGGTAGCTGGTTGGTGTCAGCACCACATCGTCATTGCAGACAATGCAAGCCTGTGCGTACTTCAATGCGTCGTCAATGATCTCGTTGTAATCGTCGCCAAAGTTATGTGGCTCACCAAACATAAGCCTTGCGTTCTTGTACCCAGAGACAACGCGCTCAAGACCTCGAAGGTAGACAAATGCCTCTGGTGCGTATTGCTTGATTGACTCAAGCAGAACTGGCAAACCTTTGCCGTTGACAGTCGATATACAGATTGGGATCACTTCTTAGCCTTATTCCTTGCGGTGATCGCCTTGGCTTTTGCCTTGGCATCGGCTTTACTTGACGCACCCCATGCGTTGAGACTCAGCAAAAGACGGGTCTTTTCACCGTCCTTGTACTCTGGTCCAGCGTTACCCGCCATGCGAGACAAGAAACTTGCTCGTCTGGGGTTATCTCCAGACTTGACAGGGGGCTTGAGGTTCATGCCTTCAGCTTTCGCAGAGGCACGACCTTTAGCGTTTAAGCCCCCTGCGGGGTTCTTGCCCTCTTTCCTCTGCCAAGCTGAACTCACTTCTTAGCCTTCGGCTTCTTGGCTGTTTTGGCTGCTTGCTTAAAGTCGGCAGCAGACGGTGCTGCCTTAGAGCCGACCTTGTTCATCTTCTCGCCAGAGCCAGCAGCGATGCGTTTTTGCTTGGCATTGATATTTGCGTAAAGTCCAGTTTTCATGATTTTTCCTCGTAGTCTTCGCCTTCTTCCATGTCCTCGTCCTTGGCTTCGCCAGTATTAGGACCACCAACAACCCAAGCATCACAGGTTCTTGACGCTGCGCACTTGAAGTCGAATATCTCGCAATAGCCTAACTCAGCCAACTCAATAGTTCCCCACGGGTCTGCTTCGTTACCGATGCCGTCAGCGATACATTGCTTGATCTTGTCGGAGACATTGAACGCTGCGCAGTTTCCGCAAAGAGACATCTTCGCGTCCTCAACCGACACATCCCATGTATCAGCTTTGCGCTTCCAAAATGGGGTGTTTGGTAGGGCTGGATTCTCAGGACCGTACTTCGCAGCCGTGATCGCCTTGGCGCGGTTTTTTAGGTTTAGGGTGATGTCTTGCGTTGGCGCTGGACACTCGCTGGTGTCGCTGTCAGACATCATCTGATCCATCGCGCCTTGTAAGCTCTTAGGGTATGAGGTTGCCATTACATTTTTCCTTTTTTCTGCTTCACGCCAGCAGAAGACAAAGCAATAGCCAAGCCTTGAGCCTTGCTCTTGACGACTGGACCGCCTTTGCCTGAGTGCAGCTTTCCTGCCTTGAATTCGTTGTAAACCTTAGAAATTTTCTTCTCTGTCTTTGTCTTCTTCATCATGTCAAATACTCCTTGATTTAGATACCCGAATTATGCAACTCTTGAGAGATTTCTTTTCAACGGCTGAGACCACTTCTGGCTTGTATTCGCACCAAACATAGAGACGGCAGCATCACTCGCAAAGGTCAACACAAAGCTGTCAGCCTTGTCGGGTGACTTCAGACCGCGCTTTCTGATCTCGTCCTTGCCCTCGACCTGCATCTTGCCACTCGATGTAAAGAAGTACCTGACAGTAGCCAATTCAGCCACCAGCTCCTCATCATTGGGGATGCGACAGTCACGCGCCTCAAACCACGCCTTTGCCTTGTACCAAAGCTCTGCGCGCACGTTCCTGTCAGTCGTACCCATCGCTGGAGACTCTGAGACATTGATGCCACGCGCTGGCAACCCAAGTTCTCGCAACCGATCAACGACTCCAGCACCAAGACCAATGCTGTCCACCATGATCTCATGCGGTCTCTGGCTTGGCGGTAATGCTTCCCACTCTGCGACTACTGCGCCAGTGAGTTGCATCAAGTCAAGGTTTTTCCAAATCTTTGTGGGTTCTATCAATGCGTTGCCTTGTCTCTTCGAGAGTGCAGACCTGTCCCCTCCAAAGCGTGCAACATCCAGACCCCAGATCAGTTTGGCGTGCTGGCTTGTCTCGACATCGCGGTGCTTGGCAAGTTCTATGAGTTCCATCGGAATGATGGTGTCGTCGTCAGACCTTGGAAACTCGCCCAGTACGCGGATGCGGTATGCATTGGACTCTTCCCCGTAACGCGACTTCATCTCTTCGATGTAGGCTTCGCTCACCCGTGGAGAGTCAACGCAGCTCACCTTCATCGTCACCCAGTCATTGGCGAGTCGGTTCTGGGTGTCGTAGAAAAATCCCGAACTTCTGACAGGGTTGCCAAGCAAAAGGGTGACGGCATTGTGTCCAGACATTGAGCCAGCAGCAGCCTCAAAGACAGCCTCTGGGATACCCGATGCCTCGTCAGCCACCAGCATCACATTCTCTGAGTGGACACCTTGCAGGGCTTCTGGCTGCTCTGCCCTACTGGTTCTGGCTGAGACGAAGGCTTCGGTTGCTGCCTCCTTGACCTCGATACGGTCTTGCTTGACTTCGAGCATATCTTTGAGAGTTTCGGGTAACTCTTTGACCCAGCGCTTTAGTTCCGCAAAGAGTGCGTCGTATAGCTGGCTGGATGTGGGTGCGGTGACGACGACCTTGACGGGATAGCGCAAGAGTAGATACCAGATGATCGCCCAGCTCGCTGCTGTGGACTTGCCTACGCCATGCCCTGATCTGACCGATATGCGTCGGTTGCCCTTTGCGATGTGCATTAGGAAAGTCTCTTGCCAAGTGTCGGGGTTCGCCTTTAAGACTTCCCTGACGAAGAGGACGGGGTTGTTTTTGTAGCGGATGGTGAACGCAACAAAGGGGTTATTGTTGAGTTTGTCTTCCCTCTTATCTTGGATGCGGTCTATTGTTGCCACAACCTGCGGATGTAGTTTCTTTTTTACTGGTGCAGTTGATTCTGTCGTCATGTCAGGATTGTGCCTTGATTTTTTTTATTTTTTTGTTGGGGTGTGGCGGTGTGAGTAGGGGGTAGTGGGGGGGTGTGGGTTCGGTATCTGTCGGGGTGCAGTTTCTGACCGCCCCGTCGCGCCAAGCGAAGGGGGGGGTAAACCCTAGTCAATCAGCAGAAAACAGCCAGAAATGAATACTATCTGCTACACCTGCTTTACACTATGTTCATTATGTAAAGTTATTTTGCTGTTATCCACAGGTTTGTAAGCAAGATTGTGGATAACTTTGCCACTTTCCACACCAATGTGGATAACTATGGCAACTTCTCTGTGGATATGTCCTCGACCACCTCAACGCGACGCAATGCGTCAAGCCTCATGCCAGACAAGTTGACCTGCAAAGTAGGCGCTTTGCTCTGTGCATACGCTGCTGGATTCCATCTTTCAGCTACCCATTGCCTAGTTTGCACTCGTAATCTAGCCTTTTGTACCTCTTCCACATCGGTTTCGTCAGCAATTAGTATGCTTTCCGCAACCATGTCATCTGCTGCCTTCGCGCGTGCACGCGAGGCAAGACCTTGATTATCGGGTGAATTCAACCATTCTTCAAGTGCAACACGCCCAACACCGAGCGCATAACAGATGCGAGCGATTGGTTGTCCAGCCTCAAGCATTGAGATGATGTGTTCGCGTGGCATCAAGTCAAGCGCTGCCATATCTGCTTTTCGTTTTGGTCTACCAGCCATTTAAAAGCCCTCCAAGGCATCAAAGCCACTTACACACCACAAAGTATCAACCCGCATCTAAATCTCCTCCAAAGCCCGATTAACCCTATTTTTGCCTATCTTGCTGGTGTCAAAGACTTTCGCCATAGGTTCACCAGTCAAAACCTCCGACTTCACATCATCAAAGCCTGACGCACCGCCATCAGGAAATGGGTTTGCGTCCTTGTCCAGCCGAACCATCGCAGCACAAGGCATCAGCGCCTTGATCTTCATGGTCTCCTTGAGAACTGGCGACTCCATGATCAACTCCAGCTCTTCCATCGTCCAGATGTGTCTGTTCTGGACATCGGGTCTGAACTGCTGATACAGCGTCGCGTCGTGATGTGTACCAACCACCACCATCACCGACCCGTCTTGCATCTCATGCTCAACGGCAACTATTGCTGGCATCTCAGACACCCCATGCTCAACCGCCCACGCTTCAAGAGCTGCATAAGCCTTAACCATGCCATTGACCGCACGATCCAACTTCATCTCGTCCCTTGACTTCGACGCATCAAAAACTCTCTCTGCCTGTGTCCAGAACTTGATCCGAAACTCTGAGTCCACCAACTCGATCAACCTGTTGATGCCCCAACGCTTTTCATGGTCTCTCTTCACGACAGACAGCTCAACCAACCTCGAATTCATAAATACATCAAAAGCATTCATCGGGAAATCTGGCTGCTTTATTCCTTTAACCAACTTACCAATCGATTTCTTAACCATCTTTTTCTCCAATTCTAAAAATCTAAAAACTGCGACATATCCAAAGGGGGACAGATGGGGTGTATACATACACACCCCATCCATCTGTCCACCTTTTTGGAGTAGACAAATGCATTTCTTGTTGTCCCCTGTTTGTCCCCCATTTGTCCCTGTCCCCCCTCATTATTTCTTCACCAAAGCAACGAAAGATTTAGGTTGTTTTGAGTCCTCATGCTCATCAAACACAGCCCAGCACATATCACCATAAATAGTTACTTTTTGCATTTCCACCAAATCCAACTTGATGCGTTGCCAAGCCTTCTTTAGCGTCTCTGGACTGACATCACTACCAATTCGAGCCTTAAATTCGTTGCGCCAATGGTCAAGTTTTATGCACTTATTGCGCATACCGTTGATGGTTTGCATCTCCCCAAACTTGGCTATTGCTTCATGCAAAGAGTTCAAAGCGAGCTTTTGGTTAGTGCCTTTACCCTTCTTATCTGGCGGTTTGTTGGCTTCTCTTCTGTCGTTTTCTGCCTCGTCGTCGGGTTCTACTGCAAGGCTTGATGCGCCTTCAAAGTCGATGACTCCACTTGATCCAGTCGTTACCTCGACCATCCTGAACCCTATGCGCTGCCCGTCTTCACCGTCCTTTTGCTTACTAATGTGCAAGATTCCTTTTGGCGGTTGAGCGCCTTCGATCCTGATGATCTCCAGCTCGGTGTCCACTGCTCCGAGCAGTGAGCTGTGACCTCTAAGTCCCTTAGTTGCGTCCTTACCAGCGTGGTGTACGACTAACAGCGAGCACTCATACTTGCCTTGTATAGCGCCAGCAGCAGTGATAAATGCACCCATGTCCTCTGATGCGTTCTCGTTACCACCGCCAAATGCTCTAGCCAATGTGTCGATGATGATCAGCTCGAAGTTGATCTCATGTATTGCTTTAAGGTCATCAATGGCTGCCACCAAGTCCTTCAAGTCGGTCTGTGAGCTTCTCAAGTTGACCTGCCGTCTCAGGAAATAGACTGGAGTTCCTGCTGGTGTGTTGTGATGCGTCTTCAGCGCCTTGATCCTTGACCCGATACCGCCATGTCCTTCCCCTGCGATGTACAGGACTGCACCGCGTCTAGTAATCTGGTTGCCAAGGAATGCTCTGCCTGTCGCTATGCACTCGGCAATGTCCAGAGCGATAAAAGACTTGAAAGATGCTGGCGGTGCATACAAAGCCACAAAAGACTTCTGCGGTATGACTCCTTGTATGAGCCACTCTACTGGTTCGTCTTGTATGTCGTCCCACGCTTCGAGCTTGAATCCTTCGCGCTGAAGTGGTACTTGTGGCAGCTCTAACTCTTCTGTTATGTGCGTTACCGCACTGTCCATCAACCTTGCAGGAGTCGTTACATCATCTTCAGACTGCACAGGCTTGACTTGCTTAGTGATCTCAACCAAGTCCTCTTTGCCCTTGCCGTATTTGTTGACAAACTCGTATGCGTCTTCTTTTGTCTCTTCGAGTCCAAGGTCAACCACTCGGATACTTTTTGTAACCGTCTTGAGAGCCTTGACTGCTTTCCTTGCGTACTCCCAGCCGACCACATCGTTGTCAGGTATGACCGCTACTGTCAGACCTACAAAATATTTGACGACATCTTCTGGAAAGCTGCCAGCACCTGCGTGTGTACAGGTTGCATATGCACCGATTGATCTGATCGAGTCGGCAGCCTTCTCGCCTTCGCACAAGAAAACAGTTCTGCCCGTCTTTCTTGCAAACTCAATCTCTGGTAACTGATAAGGGACTATGTTTGCGCCCGTCATTGATGCGTGCTTGATGCCGTTCTCGTCGACCTTAAATTGCTTGTAAGTCTTGCCCTTGTCGTCAAATGTTTTGTATCTTTGCTTGATGTGCTGAGTCACACCGTCTTCGTCGGTGTAGTGCCACTCTTGCTCCAAGACTGGGTTTTGTTTCGGTAACGGTTTGATCTGTGTCAAGAAGTCTGTCGGGTTTGGCAGGTCTGGCAGCAGACCGTAGTCCTTGACTGCACCGAAAACTTGATCTTGCTCACAGCCCCCGTGACATTTAAATAAGACCTTGCCGTCCTCTGCATCTGTAACTGAGAGACTTGGATTCTTGTCACCGTTGCCTTGACCGTGTGAGCTGACAGGGCAACTCGCCAGCCACCCTCCGCCTACCTTCTTTGCGTTGCCAAGCGCTTGAGCTATTTGTTCGGCTTGCATCTAGTTTTCTTTCTATATTTGTTTTGTTAAGACTCGCCATGCTGTGGCTGCGCAAAGGGGTGCTTGAGCGTTACCGATGCATTTAAGTCTGTCCACCCGATTGGGAATCCCATCAACCATTCGTACAGGTTCGGGTTGATTGAATGTGGAATGTGTGTCCCATTCTTCAATGCATTCTTGTAAGCCCCAGAACCCCCGCAGTTCCCGCCTCCGCTTGGAGTCGTTGGTGTAGCCCACAATCCAGATTCTGTCGCGTTTGTGTTTTGCTCCAACATCTGCTGCTCCCAGCACTCCCCAGTTCGCATCGAACCCCATCGAGGCAAGGTCACACAATACTCTGTCGAGTCCTCGAATAGTGAGCATTGGTGAGTTCTCAATGAATGCGTACTGGGGCTGTACTTCGCAAATGATGCGTGCCATTTCTCCCCAGAGTCCTGATCGTTCTCCTTCGAGTCCTGCACGCTTTCCTGCTGCACTAATGTCCTGACAAGGGAATCCTCCTGTGACGACTTGGACCTTTCCACGCCAAGGTTTGCCGTCGAATGTGGTGATGTCGTCCCAGATAGGGAATCTAGGTAAGAGTCCATCAGCTTGCCGTTGCAATAAAACTCTGCGTGGGTAATCTTCGATTTCAACGGCACACACGGTACGCCACCCCAACAAATGTCCTGCAAGGATTCCTCCCCCCCCCCCCGCAAATAATGCCAACTCATTCATACTTCTCCATGTAATTCTTATAGAGGAAAAAAAACGGGACTGATCGCTAGACCAGCCCCGTCTCTTTTAAAAGTTAAAACATCTCGTCGTCTTCGACTGCCTGAGCCATTGCAGTCTTAGGCGCTGCCTTTGGTTGCGGTGCTGGAGCTGGTGCTGCCATGCTGATCTTGCCGTCACTATCAAATGATTGCGTGCCGTCGTCCACCGCGTCCATGCCAGCAGGACGATCAATCCACGACACCACATCAAAGTTAGGAATGCGTGTCGAGCCTTTGCCGATCTTCTCTAGCGTCGAGCCTTTGTACTCTATGACTGGATACTTTCCCGCGTTGGCTGCTTGTCCTGCTTCGATTGCTTTCCACAGTTTTTCCAGTCCCATGTTTGGACCTGTGCCGTTTGCTGACCACTCAACAACGCCCATCTCTTTGTTGTAGAACTTGATGGAGAAACCACGCTTGTGATCTGGGCTGGGTTGAGCGCCCTTCTTACCCAGCGACACATCTGGCTGCCAGTCGCGCACGCCTTCTCCGAGGTGCATCCAGCCTGTTTGTAGTGAGTCTGTATCGACAACCATCTTTTTTGGTGTGAACTCTTCTTTGTTTGAATTGAGCCATGCGTTTGCACTTGGCATAAAGCGGATGTAGTTACCACCGCCAGAAGAACTAGAGAGATTAAGCATTTGAGCCTTTCGAGTTTAAAAAAATGTTGCATTTATTTGCAACGGTTTGGGGGAATGATTATTGACCTAATGAGTAATCTCGCGCAAGGGTGAGACCACTACTCACCTTGGCTGTGAGCTTGTCAATTAAGTCTTTATGCTCTTTTGATAAGAGCTTTGATGCCTCAGATGGGCTAATTAGTTCGCTAGAGACCAACTGATCTGCTGGGATACCAGCGTCATGTAATTGATTCTTTGCGTCTGCCTCGTTAATCCACTTGCGGTATGCACGCTTCGGTTGCATCTGCCAGCCCTTGATCACTTCACCGTCCTCAATGCGTTTGACGGCATGGTCTCTGACTGCATCGATGAACTTCTCAACAAGTGGAGCGCGTTCTAGCAGGTCTGCGATCTGCTCTGGTGAGAGTGTCACCACAACAGACTTCATCTCTTCTTTAGTCATCACAGCAAGGTTTGGTGTGGCAGCAATGACCTCAAACCCTTTGCGTTGTGCAGGACAGATTGCTTTTGCTGGACACCACTGGCAACCGTCTTCTGTTGGTGTGGGTTCGGTGTCACCCTTCTTAATTGCTTGAATCGCTGGAGTCAACTGCGTCTCAGCCCAGTCGTTCAGCTCTTTAAATGTGATCTTGTGTGTACGGGGTTCACCGTGATGCGGTTGAATGATCGACAGCTCGATGTTGCTGAATTCAATCTTTGCGTGACGCATCGCACCGATGGCGTATATCTTCATCTGGTCTGAGTCAGCGTCCACATAACCTCTGCCAGTCTTTAAGTCTGCAATCACTAGCGTTGACTTCTCGTCGTTCCATGCCACCACATCGGCAGTACCACCCAGCTCAATGTCTTTGTCCTTGTACACGGTTACATACTGCTCGACTTTGAGAGTGCCAAGTCTTAACTCCAAGTCCCTGATGTGGTTCACATGAGCTGCTGCAAAGTCAGCGTTCTGCTCGGTGATAAGAATGTCCTTGATGGTTTTGCCCACCCAGTCATAAGGGCTTGAGTTAGTAAGGAATGCAGTCTCTGCTACTTCGTGAATAGCAGTACCAATCTGCGCAGCTTCTCCTGCTGGCAGGTAAGGGATGTCAGCACAAAGCCTCACAGATGCAGGACAAGAGAGCCAGCGTGTTGCTGCCGATGGGCGTAGTTTGATCATTATTCTTTTTCCTGTAAATGCAAAATTGTGTAGATGCGACCGCGAACTTCATTGGTTACTGCGTGTCCAAGTTGATCTGGATCAAGTAACTCTGAGAGAAGATCGTCCCTGATCTTTAATTGCTTGCGCGTTGTCTCCAACTCCTGAGTTAACCAAACAATGTGCTCGCGCATTGTGTTGCGTTCGTCGTCGTTCATAACTGCTTTAACCCCCACATTGCAATCAGCACAGCTTCAGCGCGACCGTCGTGCTTAACCAACTTGAACCATTCGTGCTTGTCTGGAAATAACTCCATTGCGCGATGGCGTGATGCGTCCTTGCCGTATCCCTTATTCATGGTCCTTGCCCAGACTGCTGGCTGGACATAAGTCACAGGCACTTGGAGTGCTGCCAGAACACCCTCAATAACCCCAGCAGAGCGTCCAAACGCAAACATGGAACTCACACCTTGATTTGGCATTGAGGCAACCTTCTCAACTGCTGCGTGCGTTGGGTTCATATCCTTCAAGATACCGACCAAGGCTTGCGCAGACACTTGGCGCTTTGTCGTCTTACCGCGCTTAATCTCCACGATTGGCATATCTTCGACACGCTCCAATACCCCATCAACGATCAATGCAATCGCACCGTTGTTGCCCACATCTATTCCGAGCTGTCTAATCATTCTTAACCCCCAGAGCCTCGACCCGTGATGCGATCAAGCGATCTGTGGCGGTTTTAAGTTTCTCGATTGAGGTGATAAGCGGGACTGTATGCCCTGCTATCCAGCGAGACATTTGAGCCTGATCTATGCCAGCTTCACGGCATATATCGGACATCTTAAACCCCGCCTTGTCAGCGCGTTCTATGATTTCGGTTATGTAGTTCATGCTGACTATGTTAACCTAGAATTGACTAGTTCAACAAGACAGGCAAAAAAAGGGGCTGAGTCCTGTCACCCAGCCCCTATCAAGGCAACTGCACCCCATGCGGAGACAAGGAGGCACAGCAGACAGGGAAACTACACCCTGTCAGGGTCTATTGTATTGTGGTAATAGTTGACTAAATAATAAGGTCTTGATGATGTAGTCAATTCATGTATGATTGGGACATCAACAACCAAAGCTAAGGAGCAATCAAAATGAGAGTAATGCACTTAAACAAATACGGTTCTGGCATGACATCCAGAACTGCTTGCGGTAGAAACATACTGCGCACACCGATGTCAGGTACTTGGTCTGAGTTCAAGGCAGACCAGTTTAAATGTGAGAAATGCACAGCCAGCAAACAAGCAGATTTTTTTACACGACTTGACGCAAAGAAAGAAGTAACAGCATGACCGAGACCCTATACAAATTTAACTGCGAAGTGGAAGGTGTAGAACTCACCTGCCACTTGGAGTATGAACCCGAAGAACTAAATCACGGGGAAGCGCCAGACTTCCCAGCGTGCATGAATCTGGTCAATGCTTACTGCGATAAGGTTGACATCGCCCACATTCTTATGCAATCCATCGTGGATCACATCTGCGAAGAAGCCCTTGTAATGTTTAACTCTGAAAGCGAATAATGAAACACCAAAACTACACACAAAACTTAGAAGTCGATGGTCCTTACGAAGACAAGTCAATCAGACTTGTTGACTGCGTGTTTATCTTTCTTGCTGGCGTATCTGTCGGCATCATTGCAGCTCTCTTAATTACAGGAAACTAATATGTCAGTTCAAAAGAAAATAGAAGAGATCGTTCTGGGTTACCTGAAGGCATCCGAAGGTAAGGCACGCATCATGTCGCCACAAGACATCGCCAAGCTGGTAAGCGAAGTAGCCCACAAAGGTGCAATGCTTGGCTACGATAGTGGAATGAAGATGGCACAGCGTGCTCACGGCAACGAGCTGGAGATCGCAGAGTTAACCGTTAAGGAGTTAACTGAGCGCGTCAAAGAGTTAGAGACTCAAATGATTGTGATGCAATGACGCAACCAGTCTTTAAGACGCAATGGGTCAAAACTCCATCGTGGGTGAAGACCCAGACCAAGTGCGATAGCCTTGGTGTCTGCCAGTCCCTGCCAAAGATAACCTGCATCACTTGCCCAAGGCACAAAGCAAATGCGAAAAAGAAGTAAATACAAGCCGAGACCAGTACGCGCTGACGCATTAACCTATGTTATTCAGGGCTTACGACTCGTTAATGATACAGGCAGCGTTGCGCTAGACTTAAAGATCAAGAACCATAGCTGTCTGGAAGCCCTCAGAACGGGTCAGGCGAGCCGTCAAGACATGGACGCTATCATTTCTGCCCTTAATGTCTCCGAAGCGCTCTGTCGCCTTGGGACTGGGCATGAATACATCGAAGAAGTAAAGCAGGGTCAGAATTCTTTACTTGAGTTATCGCGTCGTGGCATTGATCGTGACGACAGGTTTGTTGCCAAGGCACAGGAGCTGACAGACATCAACTATGCCTACGAAGTGCATGATGCACAGCTCGATGTCTGCACCATCGGACAGCTTGAGAAAGCCTTAGACCTTGTGGAGCGAGAGATTAGAGCCAGAAGAGCAACCGTTATTGAGGACAAGGCAGCATGAGTTTGTGGCGTAAGAGAAAAACTAGCGACAAAGTTGCGACAGATGTTCACCATAATGAACAAAATCCTGATCATTTGGTCAATATATTGACCAATTTAAGTATCAAGTCGCAAGATTTAAGTATCAGGTTATGGGTTGACCCACCAGAAGGCTGGCGCTACGGCTTTCCCGCCATATACGACCCCGCCAGTGATGGCGTGATGCGTGACTGGATAATTAGCAAAGGTTATCCAGCAAAATTAATTCAAGAGTATGGTGATTCGTGGGCAGTTCGCTGCTGGTCTGCTAAAGAACCTCATTGAAGTTTCATGCAAATTATCCCGTTAAAGTCATAAATGCACAAAATCATTTAAAGGAAATACTATGTTGGAAACAGTCTTGTGGGTTGTATTTTTGATTATGTTTGGCGCGGTAGGAGTCATTGCTACTATCGTCGCAATCTTTATGTTGTCGGAGGACAAGTGAGAGTCACCGTAGAGTTTGACAACATTGACGACGCAAAAAAAGCCATCCACGCTGATGAGGCATGGATGGCTTTAGTCGAAATAAGTGAGGCAATGCGCTCACATACAAAACATGATGTTTCCGAAAAACAAACTTTAATAAGTATTGAGGAAACTCTGTCCGATGTAAGGCATATGCTTTACTCTTGATCTTCGTCTTCTTCTTCTTCGTCTTCTACCCACTCGATCCACTCGTCGAGTTCTTCGTCGTAGAACCAGACATTGCCGTCTTCGTCGGTGAATGACAGCTCGTCGTCCTCTTCTTCTTCAGCGCACCAACCGCAGTCTTCTTGCAACGCAATGAACTCTTGAATCAGAGCAATCTTGTTGAAGTCGTCAGTTTCAATAACGACCTTCTCTTCCCAGCCCAATTCGATTTCAATCTTGTACATACAAATCCTTTTAAGTGACATTGATAATTTGACCTCTGAATTCAACTTGCCCCTCGTCCCATACTTGGACGATCTCTGGCATAAGCAGTTTCCCCTCAGAAAATGACAGAATTACGAAACCACTGCGGTGATTTAAAGGGTTGTCCTCACCGTAGGCAAACTGTGGTCCATAAGGGTGAGCCAGCGTACCAGCATCAACGCCATAGCGGTTGCCGTTGTAGTCTGCGTAAGGTGTCACTTTAAGGCTGTGAAGGTGACCTGTGACGATAGTCTTGCCAGCACCGACAGTATTGTTGTGGGTTGCGTGTACACCGCCCTTGTAGCGGTGCTTGATCACCACATCTGGAGTCGCCCAGACCGACATACAGAACTCCCAGCTAGGGAAGTGGTCTTCTAACTTGAAACCAAATGTTTTAGCAAACTCTGGAGCGTTGGCTGCCAGACGAGCATTAAACCTTGCGTCGTGATTCCCCCAAGTCCAAACTAATTTGCAGTTATGCCGTGCTTGTTTCGCTGTTTCCTCGATCTCCCCCATGAACCCTTGACAAGCCTTCAGCTCCTCAATAAGAGTTGGCATCTTTGGACCAATGCCAGATGATGGGTGACGGCTGATGGTTGCACCGTCCAGCGCGTCCCCGTTACACACCACAACTGACGGCTTAAACTCTTTAATCGCCCATAAAAGACCATTAAGGGCAGTCGTGCGTATGTTTGGGAAGAAGTGCGCGTCACTAAATACTATGACTTGCCCATTTAATATGCCAAGCTCTTTACGCTCATACGCAGTCTGTGGTCTTGGCGCTCTTCCATTAGGATTTTTGGATTCTAATAACAGGTTATATTTGGTCTCTAAATTAGCCCTACGCCTCTGAATGGTTCGTATATTACCTCCTGTAACTCTATGTATAGCAGTCGCAGAACCTGTAGTTTTCCATAATTCGATGAACTCAGCATCTGATAAGCGTGGTGATTGACCCATGATTACTCCAGTTTTAATCGCCAATACGAAGTGTGTGCTGTCATCCAAGGCACGCTTGGATCAAACATTTTGAAACCACACGCAATAAGTGAATTTGCCGATGCTGGGTTGTCGTAAGTGCTGGTGACAATCCAGTTCATTTTGAGAGCTTTCGCTTGTCGGATGCGCACCCGAATAAACTTCTTCTGTAACCCTTGTCCACGATGATCAGGTACAACGCCAGCGCGTATAAGATTACAGCAGTCAGACCAGCGAGAAGAATGAACAAGACCTGCGAAACCAATATCCACGCCATTCTTAATAGCAATCCACCAATATCCAGCAGTCGTGTCGTAAGGTTTGTCATAAGGTAGGCATATCTTTTGAAGTACAGACAATCTCGTCTGTACCGAATCGAGTCGAATATCAACGCGCTTTATCTGCATGGTGTGTATTAGATGCTGACAAGATTAAATATTTGTGACCTAATTGACAAACAAATCAATAGGTTATGATAATTTGCTCTTCTTAAACAAGAGGTAAAACATGGATCAAGAAAAACTCGATGCAGCCTTTTCGGAGTTGGACTATGAAGACGACTTAGAAATTAAGGTCTTAATATCTCAAACAGAGGTTGAGCACTTGAAGTCAGAAAACAATGAGTTAAGAAAATTGCTCACTGAATATGACTTGCGCTTACGCCATTATGTAGAGTTAATTGCAAAAATTCACATGACAACCATCACATGACTGACAATGTAAATAAACCCAAGCATTACAACAGCCACCCGTCTGGTGTTGAGGTGATCCGCATCACAGAACACATGAACTTTTGCTTAGGCAATGTCATTAAGTATGTGCTTCGTGCAGACCACAAGAATGACGCAATAGAAGACTTGAAGAAAGCGCGTTGGTACTTAGACCGCGAAATATCTAGGCGTGAGCAATGAGATCAAGCAGACTACCTAAACTTATCGCCCTGATCACGCAAAAGGGATACACATCAGTCGAGCTGGCTGAACTTGTCCATTGCACGCTCAGGTCTAGCAGAGACATGATCCAAAAGCTTAGGGAAGAAGGCAGAGTCCATATCCAGTCGTGGCGTAAGACCAGCGTGACGCAATGGTCTGCTGTGTACCGCTACGGCATTGGAGTCGATGCACCTAAGCCTGAGCCTGTGAGCAGTAGAGTAAGACTACATAAGCACAGAACCAAAGAAGATGCCGACACCAAGGAAAGAAGACTAGCCAAGCAGAGACAGCTCAAACGCAAGGTCAAGCGTGATCCATTGACGGCAGCATTCTTTGGTGAGATATGAAGACACACACATTCGCTTGGAATTCCGAGCACCCGTTCAAGCATTTGGTAATTGATGACTTCTTTCCACCGCAACTCGCTCTGCAAATATCTCAAGACTTTGACACAGTAAAAGACTTCTGGGTGCATTACAACAATGCACTTGAACACAAGTCAACCATGAATCATTGGGGTGCTTTCCCAGCCAGTATTTATAAAGCAATGCAGCACCTTGTCTCGCCAGACTTTGTGCAACAAATTGAGCACCTGACTGGTTGCAAACTCTATGCTGACGCTGGTCTGCATGGCGCTGGGATGCACAGACACATCTCTGGGGGAAAGTTAAACCCGCATCTCGACTACTCCATACACCCCAAGCTATTGCTTGAGAGACGGTTAAATCTAATCGTGTATCTGACACCAGACTGGCACAAAGACTTTGGCGGTCACTTAGGGATGTGGAGCGAGCCATCCAACCTCGTAAAAGAAGTGATGCCTAAATTCAATCGTGCTGTGCTGTTTGACACAACAAACTCATTGCATGGACTCTCACGACCCGTCCAATGCCCAGAAGACTTTGCACGCAAGTCCTTGGCGGTTTACTACTTGTGTGAGCCAAGACCGCAAGCAGAGGAAAGATACAGAGCGCTGTACTCACCAGCAAAGGGTCAGGAAAATAATCCTAATGTGCTGGAGCTTATTGCGCTGAGAAGTCGTGTTTAGTCCCTGCTAGGCAGCATATTGTTGAGTTCAATGCGATACGGTTCTGGCTGTGCTGTCTGGGTATTAAGCAGACCAGTACCACCTACAAATCGCAACATCGGATCGACTGGTGCAGCCATGTAGTTAAACAACGGGTCTAGCGTATTGCCGTAGATGTTTTGCATTGCTGGTGAGAGATACGCTCTGGTAGCCAAGGGAGGCACACCAAGCGAGAGCATAGGACCGATCACGGGTTCACCTGTTAGAGCTGTACCGCCAACGACAGACGCGCCAAACTTGGCTGGCATTGAGGTTAGCAGACCCATCATTCCAGCACGCTCAGAAGTTCCAGAAGTCGGCACTTTAGCCTTCAATGCAGACTGCGCCACATCTGCCAAGTCTGTCAATGTTTGAGCATTCTCACGACCAATAATCTGTGGCAATGTTGTAGGGGATGCCTTGACATCCTTAATAAGATTGCGTCCAAACTTGGTAATGTCCATCTCACCTGTGGGAAACATTGAAGACTGCTGGATGTCTGCAAGGATTGCTTGAGACAGAGAGCGCTTCTCAGCGTCACTCATCAATGGCAGAACCTTGTTTGCTAACTGGTCTTGATTGCTAATGATGTAATTCACCGCAGTCTTGTCTGTGGTGTTCTTGAGCCTGTCGTTTAAATCCTTGGCTTCACCGTAAGAGCCACGCAATTCTTTTAACTTTATGATCTGATCATCTAAACCAGCAGCTCTGAATGTCTCGTCCCTTGCGTCGTCTAAAGAAGTACGCAAAGCTCTAAACGCTTCACCGACCTTAGTTCCCTTGTTGTTGTAAGCCAAGTCACTAAAGAGTTGGCGCTGGTCTTGGTAGTCGTTACCTGCGATAGAGCCTTTCTGCTGGTAGCCAAGAAACTCAAACTCAGGGATGCCACTATCGACTAATTGCTTGCGAAAGCTCGCCTCCATAGCCCTGTAATTAGGGCTTGTAGGCTTGACTCCTGATTGCTGTAAGGCAGAGTCCACCATCGACTTTAGTTCTTCGTTTGGCTTGCCAAAGTAGAACTGCTCAAAGCTCTCAAATAGTGGGTCTTTGCGTAGTGCTGGAGGAATAGAAGAGAGTAACTTTCTAGCGCCAAGGATTGATTCTTGAAACTTAGGTACTTGAGCCAAGTCAATATCAGTCTGTGACGCGACTTGACGAATACCGCTACCGATCTCCTCAACATTGCGCTGTGCTGCACTCTTGACAGCACTAGCGCCAGAAGAGAAAGCCGTGTCTGGTTGCGCTGGCATACCGCCAAAGATGTCTGCGACCTTGTTGATGATGCCTTGCGCGTAGTCTGACTGCAAGCCATATCGTCTTGTGAACTGACCAGCAGAAAACGGCAGAGTCGAGCCAGCAGCCTCAAATATCTGAGCCGTTCTGCTTGTACCTCTTTGCGCTGGAGTTAGAGCTGTCTCGCCAGTAAAGCCAAGTCGTCTAGCCTTATCAGCAATGCTTGCTGCGCGTGCTTCTGCACCAGTTGGTGCTTGACCGCCTCTTTGACCCATACCAGCACCGCCAACGACGGTTGACGCACCCATCGATGCAAGAATTGCTGGAATAGTTCCTAGTGGTTGAGCTGCTTCAGCAGCAACCTGACCAGCAGCGCCAGCAGGTAATGCTGTAATGGTCTGAGCCACAGGACGCTGTGCCATCTGCTGAGTTATTGCTCTAGTAACTGGTGAGACGGCAGTCTGAGCCAGTCTCTGCAAACCAGCGATCTGTGCTCCAGTACTACCCACAGCACCCATACCCGTCTCAAAGGCACGCTGACCAGTTGTGGTTGATACTGGTACTCCAGCTTGCGTTAATAGATTCTGAATAGCCTGTGATGGCGGTGTGACGCGCCCATACTGACCGCCAGTAACTCTCTCAGCGCCAGCCGTTGCGGTATTGAGTAGTGCGGTCAATGCGTCACCTGCTGGCAGAGCCAAAGAGCCAGCCAACATCCCGACTGGTCCGAATGGTGCGCCCATTGCCATACCCATCAAAGGAGGAGTCAGACCGCGAATGGCTGCGCCTGTATAACTTCCTTGTGGTTGTGTTTGTTGGAGTTGCTGTGCGCGTTGCATTTGTTGCATTTGTGGTGCAACTTGTGCAGGTGCAGCCTGTACTGGAGCAACTTGTGGTTGACCAGTCTGAATGCCAGCTTTTGCAAGCACTTCGGCAGCAGCTCCATTGCCGTAAACCTCATCGAACTTAGACGCAAGGTCAGGACGCTGGGTTAGTAGAAACTTGTCTTTTTCGGTTGGTTTTAAGGTTGCCATGATTACTGTCCAAATGGGTTAGACGGTGTGTACTTGAATCCTCTAAGACTCTTGTTATTTGAGTAGAAGTAGTTTTCTTGTTGTTGCGCGTAATCGGCAGCCTTAACCGCCAACTTCTTAATGTCTTGCAATGCTTGAACCTTAGACTCTGGCGTGATGCTTGGATTAGCCAAGTCACCGACAGCTTTGTCATAGCGCTTTGCGTCTGCGTCAGAGGTTGGACCACTAAACTTAGGAGTCTTCAACGCCAGTTGTTGAGACAGTTGAGTCAATCTGTCGTTAGCTTCTTTGGCTGCTGTGGATACTCCCAAAGCGCCTAGCAATCCCTTAGTGCCAGCCTCAATCTTGCCTGTGTAAGCCTCAGAGATCAGAGGTGCAGCGCGATCCGCAATGGTTGCGCTGTCCTCTGCTGACTTGGCTTCTGCCAATGTCTTTTGAACTGTGTCAAATTCCTTTTTCTGTGAATATGAGAAGGTCTCTGGCTTATTGGCTTCAGCAGCCTGTCTTAGTGCAAGTAATGCTTCAGATTGTTGTTTAGCAAAAATTCTTGCTTCTTCTCTGCCAGCAGCAGTCTGCGCAAACTGTGACTCTTGTTGCGTTTTAGTTTGCTGGAACTGTTGAGCATTACGAACACTCTCGCCAAGTTGACGAATACGCTCGTCTGCCTTCTCAGGATCAAGTGTTCCAGAAGCGTAACTCTTCTCATACTGAGTTGCTATTCTCTTAATGCTTTCTGGAACTGTCGGGTCTTGCGTGAATATCGTAAAAGGATTATCTTGCACGCCAGTTGTCAAGAACCCTGCACGACGCAAGTCTGGAACTAACTTCGATACAGCAGCCAATGTCTCTAACGGGTTAGACGACAAAGCAGTCAATGCTTGCAGTTTGTTTGGATCAATAGTCAGTTGTGTCTGACCGCCTTCTCCGACTGTCTCTTTAAATACTTGCGGATACAGCAGACGCATTTGTTTTGCACGATCTGCTTCTTGTAACTTTTGACTAGTCATCAAGTTCTGTATAGCACCCATTTGAGCTTGCTGATAGCCTTGTTGTCCAGCTTGCAGAGCACCGCCAAGGGCTTGACCTAAAGAGATTGGAGTACGGCTTGGACCACCAGCAGAGAGCAAAGCAGAAGCAGCTTGCAACATTGACTGCTGCTGAATTGCTTGTTGTTGCTCTGGCGTGATATAGCCTTCTAGACCAGTACCACCACCTCCAAAGAGTAAACCACTAAAGTCTTGCATTGTTGCCATTATTTACCCCTTACATGAGACCGAGCAAACCACCAATGCCAGCGCCATAGCCAGCATACTCAGGGTTAGCCGTTCCACCGATTAACTTACCTAGTTGAGCGCCACCCAAAGCACCGCCAAGACCTGACGCTGCTTGATTTCGATAGATTGGTGTTGAGGTGCTTTCTCCGATCCTTGCAGGTTGCAAGCTCAAAGCGCCTTGCGCTATGTTCAAGCGCTCTAACGGTAGACCGCGAGCTGCATCGAGTTTTTGCTGTTCGTATTGCTGACGCAATGCCTCTTGAGATAGACCTAAGTTCTGAGCCTGTGCAAAGCCACCTTGACGCAGTTGAGCAGCCAAGTTACCTGCATTGCGTAGAGCTGCCTCGTCTACCAATGATCTGGTGACTGCTTGGCGTGTACCGCCAAACGCTCCTGCTGCCGTAGCCCTTGCGCCTTCAGCAGATATTTGACCTTGACGAGCACGCTCAATGTCAGCCAATGTGTTTTGTACAACTATATTCTCGTAAGGGTTCATGTAATTCTGAACCATACCAAGGTTGTACTCAGGGAATTCAGCAAACTGTCTAGCGCCTAGACCAGCTCCAACCGTTCTTGCTTCTTCCAAGTTGCGTAGATATGCTGCCTTGACATCTGGGTCAATGCTTGATGTTGTGGTGCTAGACGATGGTGTACTTCCACCGAGAGCGCCAGTTGCCCCTAAAACAGCAGTACCAAGCCCTATTTGTTGAGCAGTTGACAAATTACCTAAAGCGCTACCAACGCTACCAAGTAATCCAGTAGAACTAGCTTGCTCTTCTGCTATCTTTTTAAGCGTTTCTTGTGCAGTCATCTCGCCAGCAGTCGTAACGGCTGAAGGGATTACAGATGGGGTAACTGGAGGAGTAACGGCAGCAGGTACGCTTGATGCACCACCAGATACAGCATTAACAACACTATTAGCATTAGATGCTGCACTTAACTCTGGAGGGATGGCTGGTAAAGTAAAACCAGCATTAGTAGCGCCAAACGCTGGGAGTTCTGTGGCTAATACTGAACCAGTTGTAACTGGAGCTGCTATTGCGCCAGCACCAGCAGCCTGACTTGCAAGATAAGCGTTATCAGCAGCGACTGCTGCATTTGCAGACAATGCAGCGCCTTCAGCACCGACTGGTATGCCCTGACTCGCCAAATAGATAGCTGCTGCAATCTTGGCTTCTTCAGGTAAAGAATCATCAAGATCAGTTAATGCCTCATCAACGCCACTAATGATGCCTTGACCAATCTCGCCTACTTCGCTTACTACTCCACCCATATCAATCTCCCTTGTCACACCTGTTGGTGTAGATAAAAGCCTTCGATCCGTCTAATAGTGATATTTGACATTTCTCAGACCAGCCAAATGACTTGGCAAATCTTACAAGTTTGATGTCTTCTTCGCGTATCAGCGCGACGAGAGGCTTCCCAATTAAATTCTCAATAAGAGCAATGCTCTTCAAGCAGTCCTTTTTGACTCCAGTAGACCATCTCTTAATGTCTACATGAATCCACAAATTACCTCTGAAGAACTCCAAGTACACGGTGTAATCTTCTCGAATACAAATGGGTACTTTTCCCGCCCTTAATTCTTGCTCCAATTCTAAGTCACCGTTTGCCCATTGCGACAACATCAAATCGGTTCACGCCAACGCGCCAGTCCTCTAGAACTGCACCCGTGTATCTAACCTTGACCTGTCTACCAGCAAACCTCACATCTGTCGGTTGAGCTGCTGGGTATGGTCCGTAAGTGGTTTCCGTCGCCATCGGATACATCCGAGTCTTGAAGGAAACAACGACCTCGCCCAAGGTCTGCTCGTCTGGGATAACCCGACGCACAGACACGATGTTGTCACCGTTACCGATCTCGAAAGGACCAGACTCCACAAATGGCACAGCACCGTCGTACGCATAGCCGACTTCGTGCTCATAGATGTATCCATCTGACGAAATCATCAAAGGATTAGTGAATACACCCCGATCAGTTCCAGCAGTCCTAGACAAAGTACCAATAGCCCAATGACTTTCGCGGTAGTTGTAGACGACATAGGAGTCATTCTCATTAGACGCTGCCGATGGATAGAACCAGATGATCTCGCCATACTTTGAGTTGTGTACAGCATAGACCTTAGAAGACTGGTTGTAGTTGATGTTCTGGAAGATGTAGTCGCCAACATCTGACACCAAGGGCTTGACATAGCCGTCGTACACCCAGAAGCCTGACTTAGACATCCAAATGGCTGCCGTGTCAATGGCTGCGACTGCCTGTGAGCTGATCACGCCACAGCCTGATCCAGCCTTCTCAAAGGAGTAGACATAAGGCAGACCAATGTATGTAGCAGCGTGTACATCCACATCGGTAAAGATTAGATTGATACCCCTGACGCGCTTACCGCATTTAATAGAACCGACAGAGTTAATCTCAAAGTCACCAGCCTGATTGGTAGCCGATGGTGTCCAGACGGTGTTGTTTTCCTGATCACACCAAGATACCTTGCGTGGATTTCCTGACGCGCCAAGAGCAAAGACAAATCTTTCTGCTGTCGTCATCACAGCCTCGCAGCTCGTTGGCGCGTTAGTAATTGCCACCGCCTTTGTTGGAGTGGTAAATCCTAACTGCCACTCAAGGAGCTGACCGTCAGCGTTTGAGCACGCAACAAGATACTCGCCCCAAGAGTCCATTGACCAAGTAGTCGCTGGGATTATTCCTCCCAAGTCTGGACGCGCCACACCGTAGGCATAACTTCCATAATCGCCATAACCGTAGCCAGTCTTTAGCGTTGCGTCTGTAATACCGTTTGTAAAGGTTGTAGGCGTGATGTCCTTGAGAGTGCCAGCCTCATTCATTGCATAGAGCTTAGTGGGCGTGCCAGCAGCGATAAAACGCGCATCGGAGTTAGTACGCCATGTCAGCATTCCACGGGATACACCAGTCATTTGACTGGTTGAGCGCTTACGCCACCCACCCCAAGGTCTCAAGGTGTTCTCGAACCATCTGACTAAGTTGGAGTCAAACCAGCGCCCCGCAGACTGGTACTCAGTACCGTTACGGTAGATTCCTGCTGGGATTTTGATTGGTACGAGTGCCATAGGGTCTAATTATGCTTCCGTTGAGAGGTTTGACACAAACGATACCGTTGCA